GTAAATTATAGCAAAGATTTAAAAATAAAAATAAATGTTAATAACTCTTAAATAAAAGGGAAAAGACAATTTTAAAAGCAATATAGAAATCTTTGTCAGTTTATAGGACTTTGTCAAAGAATTGAAAGGAAAAAAAGATGGATAAAGAAATTAAAAATGGTTTATTTTGTGCGTGCTGCCTATTAACAGTATTTGTAATGATACTTGGAATTATAGCAATTGGTAGTTATGAAAATATACAAAGTGAAAATTTAAATTTAAAGGAAACAATTGAAAATCAAAATATGTTAATTGAAATATTAAACAGATCATGTGAATGTGCTTGCGAGTATGAATAAAGAGGAGGTATAAATGGATCATTTAACCATTAGTCAAGCTAAGAATGAAATAAAGAAGTTAGAAGATAGATTAGAACTATATTTAACTAAGAAAAAGATTAATTTTGAAAGAACGCAGCCATCTAGTCCTAAATTGAAAGACATCATTCCTGGTAAATCTAATTCAATGGAACATTTTGATAAATTCACTCATTATGTAATAAAAGATGAAGAATTGGATAAAACAATTTATCTGATACAAGAAGAAATTAATGCATATGAGAAATATATTATAAATGAAATGAGAAGAATTGCTGAATCATCTAAAGAAGAGAAAATTATCTATTATAGAGATGAAGAACATAAGAGCTGGGAGGAAATTGCAAGAATAGTCCATTATTCGGTAAGACAGTGTCAAAGAAAATATAAAGGAAAATAAAGATGTCGCAAAATGTCGCATTTAACATGCTATAATGTGTATGATGGAAATAATATCGGTGGGGTAATATTTCCATACATTCTGAATATTATCAGTGCACCACTTAATTGGTGGTGTTGAGTAGATATAATGCCCAGACCGGTAGGGTTGGAGTCGTGGAGTTAAGGTCGTACCTTATCTTATATCTATTCAATACTGTCAATTAAGACAGTGAGGTAAAATCGCTTGTTGCACACTGGTTCACCCCAGTTGGAAAGACATATTAAGTTATGTCTTTTTTTTATGGAGGTTATTATGGCTAAAGAGTGGGCTAAGAGTTTTTATCAATCAACTAATTGGATAAGAGCTAGAGATTATATGATGGCTAAGTATCATTATATTTGTCAGAAATGTAAACAAAGACCTGCTGAAATTGTTCATCATATAATTTGGTTAAATCCTAAAAATATAAATGATCCTGAAATAACTTTAGGCGAGAAAAACTTAATGCCAGTATGTAGAGATTGTCATGCTTTAATTCATGAAGGCGTTTCGGCTACAGTAGATGGACTTTGTTTTAATGAGAATGGAGATTTAGTTAAATATGAAAGTAATAATATTAGCTGATGGTGAAGCTAAAAGATGGAATAACTACAAAGGTATTGAAAAACAATTAATTCCAATTGATGGAGAAACGCTTATTGATAGAATGTGTAGATTATGTCATGAAAATGGAATTAAAAAAGATAATCTAATTATTTTAGGTAAATTCAAAAATGAATATGCTATGAATGATTCATTTAAAGACTGTTCTTTAAAAAGACAGTTGTTTTTAGAAATAGCAAAAAGATACAATGAACCATTTATTCTACTAAATGGAGATTGCTATTATACAGAAGAAATAATAAAAGACTGTATTAATAGAAAAATCGAAAGATGGGGACATTGGTGTAGATTAAATGCTAATCCTCATACAGGTAAACAATGGGGAGAAGGATATATTCACAAAGTAATTGATATAACTTGGTGGATTAATAAGCTAGAGAAATTCAATGAACTATGTGAATCAGGGGAAATCACCTTAACAAATGACTGGACTATAAATAGATATCTTGCTGACTGGGTAGATATTTATACTCATAGAGAAGATATACCGAATGATTATGACATCTTATGGGATGATGAAACAGATGACTTTGATTATCCAGAAGATTTAGATAGATTCATAATGACTACAAGAAAGAGGTTAGATATATGAAAGTATCAGTAATAATACCAGCATACAATCAAGAAGTATTATTAAAGAAATGTCTTGAAAGTATTCCTATTAGGGAAGATGTAGAAATAATTGTTGTAAATGATGGCTCAACAGATAAGACAAAAGAAACAGCTTATGAATGTAAGAGGTTAAATCCTAACATTAAAGTTATTAATTCTAATAATAATCGTGGTGTGTCTGTGGCTAGAAATAAAGGCATAGATAAAGCATCAGGAGAATACGTATTATTTGTTGATTCAGATGATTATATTGATACAGAGATATTTAATGATATTGTAGATAATGATTTAAAGTTTGTTGATATAGTGTTCTATGATATGGTAGATAATAACGGAACATTATATGAAGTAAATAAATATAGAACATTCAATAGAGTTGGTATGTTTAAATTTATTAAGAAAAGATTTATTGAAGATATAAGGTTTAAAGAAGGTATTCAGGTAGGTGAAGATGCATTGTTCCATCAGGAACTAATGTTGAAGATGCCAACAATAACATATACAAATAAACTGATGTATCATTATAACTTTCCTAGAAAGGGAAGTCTAACTGATCTATATCAGGGAAAGGGTAGAGATGATATTAAGAGTATTGACTGACACTAACTATCTAGACATAGAACCTAAAGATAAGATAGACACTAAGCTGCTGCTGGATGCGCTTAACAATATGAACACATTGTTAATAGATACAAAGAAAGATACACAGGTATTTATTAATCCAGTTAATGTAGTTGCAATAGAAATAATAGAATCCCCCCCTATAACGCCAGAAGATGCCGTATAAATAAACCGCGCCCTGAACCACATTCGACCCCGGAATGGGAAAATTGTGTGAGGGGGGTTAGGAGAAAAAACAAAATGAAAGAAAAAAATAAAAAAATTAAGAAAACAAAAGAAGAAGAGGTTAATAAAAAGGCTCCTTCTAATGTTCAATCCAGGATTACATCTGAATACAATAAACTTTCAAAAATATTTGTGAGTAGTTATCCAGAAAAAAATCATGTTATTAAAAAGCTAATTAAAAGAGCGTCTTTTCTTCTAATCCTAGCGGAAGAAATGGAAAAAGACATTAGAGAATCAGATTTAACAACTGAAACAATAAATGCATCACAAAGTTTTATAAAATCAAACCCACTTTTAAAAGATTATAGAGATACAGTTAAATCATATCAAACAGTTGTTAAACAATTGTGTGATTTAGTTGGTAAAGAATCAACATCAGATAGAGATAAACCTGATGAATTGGAAGTATTCTTAAAAAGTTAAATGAATTATATATTAGCTTATTACAATCTTATTAAAAGTGGAAAGATTGAAGTATGTGACAAAATAAAAAGAACATATGAAAATATAGTTAATGATTTAAATAATCCTGGTAAATATCACTTTGATATTGAAAAGGCTAATAGACCTATTAGATTTATAGAAACATTCTGTAAACATTCTAAAGGTCAATGGGCTGGCAAACCGGTATTATTAGATTTATGGCAAAAAGCAATAATTCAAACAGTATTTGGTTTTGTAGATGAAAAGGGATTTAGAAAATATAGAGAAGTATTTATAATTGTTGCCAGAAAGAATGGTAAATCAACTTTACTTTCTGCAATTGGATTATATATGTTATTCGCTGATGGTGAAGGTGGAGCGCAAGTATGTTGCGTAGCTGCTAAAAAGGATCAAGCGAGAATTGTTTTTGAAGAGGCTAAGAATATGGTTCTTCAAAGTTCATTGTTAAAAAAACATATTAAGAAAAGAAAAAGCGATCTATATGTTGATTTAACATTTAGCACATTTGAACCTCTAGCTAGTGATTCAAACACACTAGATGGATTAAATATGCACTGTGGAATATTAGATGAAATCCACGCATGGAAAGATAGAAATATCTATGATGTTTCTAAACAATCAATGGGGGCAAGACAGCAACCATTATTATTCACAATATCAACAGCAGGATTCATTAGAGAAAACATCTATGATTCTCAATATGAATTAGCTGCAGATATATTAAATGGAATTAAAACTGATGATAGGTTCATCAGTTTTATTTATGAATTAGATTCAAGAAAAGAATGGACTAATTCAAAAAAATGGATTAAAGCAAATCCGGGATTAGGCACGATAAAAGGAATCGACTATTTAAAGGAACAAGTTCAAAAGGCAAAAAATGATAAAAACTATCTGCCAACTCTTTTAACCAAAGACTTTAATGTTAGAGAAACTGGAACAGGAGCATGGCTAACATTTGAAAGTATTAATAATCAAGATACTTTTAAATTAGAAGATTTAAGAAATTGTTATGGAATAGGGGGTGTCGATTTATCAAGCGTCGGCGATCTTACATGTGCCTCTTGTTTGATTCGAAAAGATAATCAAATGTATTTGGCTCAAATGTATTTTATTCCAGAAGAAACAGCAGATAAACATATTCAAGAAGATAAAGTTCCATACAATATTTGGAAAGAACAGGGTTATATAAGATACTGCAATGGCAACATGGTTAATTTTAGTGATGTAACAGCTTGGTTTAATGAACTTAGAGATAAATACGGAATATATACTGCATGGGTAGGTTACGATCAGTGGGGTGCTAATCAATGGGCAGAAGAAATGAAACAAAATGGTTATATTTTAGAACCAGTTATTCAGGGAGCAAAAACAATGAGCACTCCTATGAAAATGTTGGCTTCTGAACTTGATGCAAAAAAAATTAATTATAATAATCATCCAATTTTGAAATGGTGTTTAACTAATACTCAAATTGAAATTGATAAGAACGATAACATAAGACCAATGAAAGGAAGAAATAATAAACAAAGAATTGATGGAACTGTTTCTTTAATTGATGCATATGTTGTTCTTCAAAGACATTATGATGATTATTTAAATTTATAGGAGGAAAAAATGGGAATATTTTCAAAAAGAAAATTAAATCAACAACAAAAAGTATTAACTGAACAATTTAGAATGTTGCAGGGATATAGTCCTATTTACAGTTCATATGAAGGTGGATTATATGAAATGGCTTTAACTAGATCATGCATTGATAAAATAGCAACTCAATGCAGTAAGTTAAATCCAATTATTTATGGAAAGAGTAGAGAATATAAAAGAATCCAAAATATGCTACAAACTAAACCTAATAAAATTATGACAACTCAACAATTCTTGTATAGATTATATTCAATCCTTTTAGTTGAAAATAATGCATATATAATTCCAATATATAGAAGTGAATATGATGAAACAGTTGTAGGTTATTATCCAGTTAGATCAACAAATTCAAGAATTGTTTTAAATGGTGATGTTGAATATTTAGTTTATCAGATTCAAAATGTTGAATATGCTATTGAATACTCAAAGGTTGGTCATCTTAAAAGATTCTATTATAAGAAAGAATATAATGGTGACAGCAACTTTGCTTTAAACTCTACAATGGATTTAATTCACACTCAAGAGCAGGGAATAAAAGAAGGAATTAAGAGTGGAGCAATGATTAGATTCCTAGCTAAACTAGGAGTAGTTCAAAATGAAGAGGCAATAAAGAAAGAACAAAAGAGATTAAAGGAAGAACAATTGGGTGTTGAAAATAACGGAGGTGTTTTAATATTTGATAATAAATACTCAGATATTAAACAAGTTGATAGCAAGCCATTTATCGTTGATAAAGACCAAATGGAAATAATAAAAAAGAATGTATTTGATTATTTCCATATGAGTGAAGAAATATTACAAAATACAGCATCAGAAGATCAATGGAATATGTTCTATGAAGATGTTGTAGAACCACTTGCTATTCAGTTAAGTCAGATCCTAACAAATATGATAATCGCACCTAAAGATATAGAAAGAGATTCAAAAGTTGTTATGGAAAGCACAAAGTTGCAATTTGTAAGTAATACAACAAAATTAAATGTTTCACAACAACTATTTGATAGAGGAATATTAAAAGTTAATCAAGTTATGGATATTTGGAATCTTCCACATGTCACAGAAGAAGAAGATAAGAGATATATTCGAAAGGATTATGCAGAAGTTAATAATTTAGATAAAGAGGAGGGAACAAATGAAAGCACAAAAGGAAAAGAAAATCCAGGAAGTGAAGGAACAGGAAACTCAAATCAAGAAAATCAAAATATATGATAATCACACTTATAAATATTTAGATAAATTAAGAGAAACAACTTATAAAGGCGAAAAAGTTGTTTTTATTTTACCTAATGGGAAGGAGTATTAAAAATGGCGATTAGTAAAGATAGAAATTATAGAACATTTGATTTCAGAACAGAAGATGAAGATGGAAAAATGATAATTGAAGGATATGCAGTTACATTTGAAAAACCAGCAACTATGTATGAATATGATGGAATCGAATATAAAGAACAAATTTGTAGAAATGCTTTTAAAACAACAAAGATGGATGATGTTGTTTTAAATATAGATCACGAAGGAAAACCTTTAGCAAGAACTAAAAATGGAACATTAGAATTAACAGTTGATGATGTTGGTGTTAGAGTTCGTGCAGATTTAAGCGGAACTGATGCAGGAAGAAAAGCTTATGAAGAAATTAAAGGTGGCTACTTCGATAAAATGTCATTTTGTTTTGTCATTAATGATGATGGCGAAGAATATGACAAAGAAAATCATCTAAGAAGTATCACAGGAATTAACCGTTTATATGATGTAAGCGTTGTTACATTTCCTGCTTATGATACAACTTCTGTATTTGCTAGATCATACTTTGAGGCGGAGGCTGAAAAAGAGCGCTTGGAGAAGCGTCAGATTGAAGAAGATAGAAGTAAGCGCATGCTAAAGCGTAGAAAATTAGCACTAAAAATAAAAATTGAAAGTTTAGGAGGAAAGTAATTATGACTTTGGAAGAAATCAAAGCAGAATTAGAAGCTTTATTAGAAAAGCTTAATTCAGATGAAGATATGACTGAAGAAGAAATATCTCAAGCTGAAGAACAAGTTGAAAAACTTGAAGAAGAGAAAAAATCTCTTATAGCAAAAGCAGAAAAAAGAGCCGCAGTATTAGAAAAAGTTAAAACTGGTGCTGTAGGAACAGTAGTTGAGGAAGTAAAAGAAGAAAGAAAGGAAAGTGATGATAATATGGAATCAAAAGAATACAGAACTGCTTTTTTCAAAAGATTATTAGGAAAGGAATTAAACGATTCAGAAAAGAGAGCTATAACTACTAGCACAACAGCAGTTATACCAACTGAAACATCAGAAAAAATATTCGATAAGATGGTTAAACTAGTTCCATTACTAGGAGAAATCGAATTATTCCATGTTCCAGGAAATTTAAAATTTGCTGTTGAAACAACTAGAGCAGCAGCTGGATATCATACTCAAAATTCAACTGGTATCAATGCAGATGCTACTGCAGTATTAACAGAAGTATCATTAGGAGGATATGAATTTACTAAATTAATTCAAGTATCTGATTCAATCCTAGCTATGAGCATTGATGATTTTGAAGATTGGTTAGTAAGAATGTTAGCTGAATCTATTGCTACAAAAATAGAATCTGAAATCATTAACGGAACTGGTTCAGGAACTGTTAAAGGTATCAATGCTATTAGTTATGTAAATGGAACTAATGGTGTTCAATACAATGGTTCTACAGGATTAACTGCTGCAAATGTTAGAACTGCAGTTGGTCTATTACCAGCAGGATATGATAAAGGTGCTAAATTCTTATCAAATAAGAAAACTCTATTCAATCAAGTTATGGGATTACAAGATAATGCTAAACATGATCTAGTTAGAGTTGAAGGTGAGAATTATTACATTTATGGTTATCCAGTTATTCTATCTGATGAAGTTGCAGATGGTTCAATGTTCTTAGGAAACTTCAAAAAATATGTTGGTAATTTAAATAGAGATATTGAAGTTAAGAAAGATTTCGATATCAATACAAACTCTACTAAATATCTTGGAGTTGGTATATTCGATGGTAAACCAGCTTGTGAAGATGCATTTGTTAAAATTGCTACAAGCTTATAATTAAGGAGGTAAAAGGCAATGCTCAATAAAGTAAAACTTGCATTAAGAATCAGTAATACAGCTTATGATAGTGAAATTACTGATTTAATAAATGCATGTAAAAAAGAATTAGAATTGGCAGGCATTGCCTCTTCTAATATAGTTGATACAGATGGAATTATAATTCAAACTATAATTAGTTATTGTAAAGCTTATTTTGGTTATGATAATCCAGATGCTGAAAGATATATAAGATCATATGAATCTTTAAAATCATTTTTATGTTTAAATTACAATGTCCCTCTTAATAATGAGGAGGAATAATTATGTATTTTAAAAGTGTAGGGTATTTAATGAAAAAAAATACCACATTTGATAGTAAAAACAGACCTAAAGTTTCATACACTGAAACTCTTTTCTATTGTAATGAAAAGAGTATAGGTCAAAGTGAATTTTATCAGTCTGCAGCAGTTGGATTTAAACCAGAAATAAAACTTGAATCAAAACTAATTGATTTAACTGATGTAACTCATATCAGATATAATAATGTAATCTATAAAATACTTAGAACATATAAAAAGGAAGATAATATAGAATTAGTTTTATCATCTACCGTAGTGGAGAACAAATAATATGTCAAAATTAGTTGAATCAACTAATAATGCCAGAATAGAGTTTATTGATACTTCGAAAGAATGTGTCAATATGATGAAAAAACTATCAAAAGATGCGTTAAAAGATGGTGGGAAGATAGTCACTGATATTTTGAAAGAAAAAGTCAATGTTAGAACTGGTTATTTAAAAAAATCAGTAAAAGCATGGGCTAAAGTTGATTTCAAAACAGGACAACCATATTTAGAAGTAGGATATTTATCAAGATCACAAATGAAAAAGAAATTTGGAATTAAGTTCTTTGTAAATCCATCCTGGTTTGAATTTGGAACAAAACCACACGCCATAATGACTAAGCAATTAAAAAATAATGCTAGAAACTTAACCTATGAATTAGAGGGTAACGGTAGAAAATATGGTTATCAAGTAAGTCATCCAGGTATGAGTAGCAAAAACTTTTTAAGAAACACTGCTTATGAAAATATGGATAAAATTCAAAACGCAATTCAAGAAAAATTATCTGAACTTGAAGATTATGTTCTTGAGCAGGGTATGAAAATAGATTTGGGAGGAGATGAAGAAATTGATTGATACTTTTTTAGATAAAATAATGGAAAAATTAAATACCATTATGCAAGTATATTATGAAAAAGCACCAGATGATACATCTTATCCATATGGAGTAGTCCCGGATTTATCTATAACTACTTTAAATTATGGATTACAGTGTTTATTTGATGTTGAGATATATATAAATGAATTAACCGATTCCAATGTTGAAAGCTTATGTGATTCATTAAGAACTGGTCTTGATGAATATTGTTATAGAGATAATAATATTGGATTTCATGTTTCATTTGAAAGTCAATATTTAGGCAAAATGACAGAGCAAGATTCTTCATTAAGAAGAGTCACATTTATTGCCAGAATATTTTAAGGAGGTAAATATGGCACTAGTTAATTTATCTACTTCAAATGTAAATAAGATTCAAATAGATGAAGGAGTAGTTGTTGTAAACTATGGTGAAACTGGAGAGATGGTTCTAGGACCAACTAGAGGTGGAGCTGAATTTACTGCTACACCATCTATCAGAGATATTGAATTTGATGGTAGAAAAGGTAAAACAAAAGGATTACAAGTTAAAGATGGAGAAGATGTGTCTTTGAAAATATCTACTTTATGTTGTAGTTTAGATTATTTGAAATTAGCTATACCAGGAGCTGTTGTTAATGGTAGTACAAATACATTAACTCCAGGAGAATTTGGTGTAATTAATTCAGATAATTATCTAAAGAATGTAAGCGTTGTAACTAAAATGTTAGATGGAACTTTTACAATCCTAAAAGTAAAGAATGCTATGCATGAAGGTGCTTTCGGATATAAAGGTGTATCTAAGAGTGAAAACGAACATAGTTTAGAATTTTTAGGTCACTATGACTATACAGATTCTACAGAGGAATGTTGTTGGGAAGTATCAACATCAGCAACTAATCCTTTAGCAAACTGAGAGTAATTTTTTGCTCTCTTTTTTATTTTTATTAATAAATGCATTAATAGGCGTAAAAAAGAGAGCAAGGAAAGGGAAAAAATGAAAGAAGATATAATTAATATAAAAGAAGAAAAAAACTTTAAATTAACGCCTAGAACATTGTCTAAATTATCATTGATAATAAACAAAATGGGCGTATCACAATTAATATTAGAATTAAATGAGGAAAGTGATGATCCTGAAAAGGATAAAGAAATTATAGTTAAGAAACTATTATCTTTAATCATTAACAATTTATACAAAGCAGAAGATGAAATAATAGATTTGGTTGCCGAAACTATGAAAATAACAAAAGAAGAAGCTGCAGATGTAGATATTATTCCTTTCGTAAAGCAAATTTTTAATGATCAAAGAATATTTGATTTTTTAAAATAAACGCAGGATTAGGCACTCCGGCTATCCTGCGTCTTTTTTTTAAGTATTACGGAGGTATTGAATATTTCTATGATAAGGATTTAGATCTAATGTTAGATTCTTTAAAATATGCAATTATGAAAGAAAATGAAATACCTAGAATAATTGAAATTATATTTAATAAACTAAGTGGATCTAATATTTCAAATGAAATAGGAACATTTAATAAGCATATGCGTTCAGCAGAAGAAATACTTAAAGATTATGGATTATAAGGAGGTGAAATATGGCAAATATATTTAGCATATTTGGTCAAGTTTTTATTGATAATGAAAAAGCTAATAAGGCAATTGATGAAACAACTCAAAAAGGTAAAAAGAGTAGTAAATCTTTTGGAGAATCTTTTATGGATGTTTCAAAGAAAGCTATGCAGATTGGAACAGCAGTTGTTGGAACAACTACGGCTATTGTTGGAGGTTTAACTGCTGCTGCTAATGGAACCGCACAAGTTGCAGATGAAATTGACAAAGGTTCTATTAGAATGGGAATATCAACTAAAGCATATCAAGAATTAAAATATGCTGCTGGTCAATGTGGTGTTGAAATGTCAGCTATGGAAAAAGCCGCTAAGAAATTAGAAGGAACTGACATTAATATGGAAGATGCTATGAATCAGATCATGGCTCTTGGAACAGCAGAAGAACGAGCGACAAAAGCAAGTGAGTTATTTGGAGATAATATTGCTTATACTTTATCGCCATTGATAGAACAAAGCACTGATGATTATACAGGATTAATTGATCGTGCTAATGAATTAGGATTAGTAATGAGTGAAGATTCAGTAAATGCTGGTGTTGTATTTGGTGATACTTTATCAGATTTACAGCAATCATTTGGAGCAATCCAAAATAATTTAATGAGTGCAGTTATTCCAATATTAACTCAGTTTATGAGTATTATTTTGGATAATATGCCTTTGATTCAACAAATGGTTTCTACACTTGCACCAATTCTTATGGATTTATTAAATGGCATTTTACCTGTGTTCACAGAATTTTGTCAAACAATATTACCTATAATTTTTGACTTGCTAAAAGAGATTATGCCTATCATAACAGAAATTATTCAGGAATTGTTGCCTATATTTACTCAGCTGCTAAAAATCATACTTCCACCTATTATAGAAATAGTTAGGGCTTTATTACCGGCTCTTTTACCAATTATAAAAGCTCTTTTACCATTGCTACAACCTTTATTGGATTTATTAACATTTGCGATTAATAAGATATTAAATCCTATTATAAAGGTTATATCTTCAATAGCAAATGTAATAAGTAAGGTTTTAGTTGGTGCAATTAAGGCATTAAAACCAGTTGTAGAAGGCGTTAAAACTGTATTTGAAAAAGTTTTTGGTGGTCTATTCAATATAGTAAAGGCACCTATTAACTTTATCATAGATGGAATAAACCTATTCATAAAAGCTTTAAATAAGATTAAGATTCCAGATTGGGTTCCAGCTGTTGGTGGAAAAGGAATTAATCTTCCTTTAATTAAGAAATTAAGAATAGGAATTGATAATATTCCTTATGATGAAATGCCAGCAATACTTCACAAAGGTGAGGCAGTTTTAAATAAGGAAGATGCAGAAGAATATAGAAAGAATAGATTCTCTTCTGGAGATAATATAGAGAATAATACATTTAATAATACTATTCATATTGAACATTTAGAAACAAAAAATGAAAGTGATATAAAGAGAATAGCAGAAGAATTGTATTATTTAATGAAGAAAGAAGAGGTGTAAGATGGAAAGTTTTACATTTAAAAATGTTTCTAGTGAATCATTAGGAATAATTGTTAAAGAAATGAATTTAGTTCCTAAAAGTGCTAAAAACATTGAGATAATATCTGTTAATGGTAGAAATGGTTCATTACATATAGATAATGATAATTATTTATCTAAAAACTATACAATTCCATGTATCTTGTTAAATAAGGATCATATAGATGATATATGTTCCTTATTTAATGGAACTGGAAGATTAATATTATCTAAATATCCAGATAGATATTTTAAAGCAACTATTAAAAATCAAATAGACTTTAAGAATTATCTAACTTTATTAAATGAGTTTCCTTTACAATTTGAATTAGATCCTATTTCTTATTCTATTGATGAGGTATCAGAAACAATTACATCTAATTCAAGTATAACTGTTAACGGAAATGTTGAAGTTTATCCAATAATTGAAGTAACTGGAACAGGAACATTAACAGTAAATGGTTATCCTATGACAATATCTGAAAGTGGAATAACTATAGATTGTGATTTAATGCAATGTTATAATGGAACAACTGCTAAAAATAATAAAGTGGTTTTAGATGAATTTCCTAGATTAAATCCAGGAATAAATAATATTGTTAAAGATAATTCAATAACTAAAGTAATAATTTCTTATCATACGGGGTGGTTGTAATGCTAACCTTATATAATAAGAACGAAACTAATTTTAATAATTTAGGATTAGGTGTGTTAAGGGACTTCACAAGTGATCCTTTAATTACCGAACAATTAAATTCAGCTTATACATTAGAATTTGATTATTCTAAAGACGGATATTTATCTGATTATTTAGTTGAAGAAAATATTGTTAAAGCAAAAGGACAATTATTTAGAATTTGGCAAGTAAAAAAAGATATGAGAACAATTAAAATTCTAGCTAAACATATCTTTTTTGATCTAAGTAAAAATTTTATAGAAGATTCAGCTCCAAGTGATTTAACAGCACAGGGGGCTTTATCTTGGATATTAGAAAGAACTTTAACACCTAATAATTTCACAGTAAATGGTGATTGTACTGCAACAGCATCGGCTAGATATGTTAGAAAGACTGTAACTGATGCTGTTTTTAATGCAGATAATGCTTTATTAAAAAGATTTGGTGGAGAACTTGAATATAACAATTTCAATGTTTTTGTTCACGCAAAAAGAGGAACAGAATCCAACTTTTCTATCAGATATAGAAAGAATTTAAAAGGAATTGATTTTAATTTAGATTTTAGCACAGTTATTACTAGAGTTATTCCTCAGGGAAATGATGAACTGTTATTAGATGAACTTTATGTAGATAGTCCTAATATAAACAATTATTTCCAACCTTTATGTGGAAAAGTAGAATTTGATATTGGTGTAGATGAGGAAAACGAAATAACAGAAGAAATGGCTAAAGCGCAATTGTTAGCAGCTGCTCAACAATTATTTGTTGATGGAATAGATATGCCAGAAATATCAATTAAAGTAGATTTTATAGAATTATCTAAATGTGAAGAATATAAACAATATTCTAATTTAGAAAGTTGCAATTTAGGAGATACAATACAAGCAATTATCCCAGAATTAAATATTAATTGTAGTGTTAGAGTAGTTAAAACTATTTATAATTGCAATTTAAAGAGATTTACAAATTTAGAACTAGGAACAGTTAAACCAGATTTTGTAAATAAACAATCTTCAGTTATAAATGATATAAATAATGTTGTTAATAAAATAAATCCAGATTCAATATTATCGCAAGCTCAAGATAATGCTAGAATTTTAATTAATCATCCTTTTAAAGGAAATATATTAATAGACTATGATAATGGTAATCTATATTTAATGGATACAACAGATCCAGAAACTGCGGTTAATGTTTGGAAATGGTCTTTAGGAGGTTTAGGATTTAGTAAAACTGGAGTAAATGGAACTTATGAAGTTGCAATAACTCAAAATGGTGGAATAAATGCTAATTTCATAACTGCTGGAAAGATAAATACGAACTTAATTGAAGGTTATGACCAAATTGAATTTAGAATAAAAGATGCAGAAGATGATATAGATGATTTACAGGATAATACATATACAAAAGAAGAAATTCAAGACATAGCTGATGGAACTGGGGTAAATGGTGTAGTCATATCAGCTATAAAATTACCTAATACTCAGGGATATGTTGATAAAACTGGTATGCATTTTCATAAAGATGGAGCTCCAACAAAATCAACAATAGATGAAAAAGGAATTGAAGTAGATAATACTAGCGATAATACGCCAGCTTTATATGCAGGTCATGTTGATTCTAACGATTCAAGATTTAATACAAGCACTAGAAGTTTTGAAAACAAATCTATAGTTTATACACATAACCTAGTTAATAAAGGCGATGCTGTATTAGGAAATCATGCTTTAATAATGGATTATACAGATGAAAGCGGAAATGCAGGGACGGGGTGGTTTGCAATATGAGAAAAATGAAATTAAATATTCAATTATTCGCCGCTAGTGGATCCATAGGTAGTGTAACAGTTACAAGTGGAACAGCAGTTGAAAACAAATCAAATATTAATTATAAATTAACAGTAACGGTTAGTGGCGATACTTGGAATGGTGAAAAATCCGCATATTATGAGCCTACATATACTTATTCTGTTGATGGTGTGTCAAAATCAGTAAAAGGTTCAAAAGTATATTTTAGTATCAGTAAAAATAGTTCAAAAACATTTACAATTAACTCTCCTGATATTCCTCATAATGTTGATGGAACTTCTGGTGGAGTTAATATTAGCATGTATATTAAATTTACTTCTAGCACAAATAGAACAGTTACTAAATCTGTTTCTATTCCTACAATAAATAGACCTAGTGTGCTAAACAGTTTTTCTATTTCAATAGCTAATAATGAAACCACAACTATAACACCTAATTTTAGTGTATATAGTAATAGTTTTTATAATAGTTTAGTTGTTACTGCTGGAAGTCAGACATTCACTTTAAATGGAATATTTAATGGAACTGCGATAACATTAACAACTGAACAAAGAAATAAGATATTTGCTGCTATAGGAACCAGTACAAGCGCCTCAATTAGCGCTTATATTGTTACTGGAACAAGTTCAAGCAGTTGGAATGATATAGGAAATAGTGCGAGTAAAACAGCTACAGCAACTCTTCCTAATTATACATTAAGTATAACGGCAACATTATCAGATCTTAATAATAATTATACTCCACCTGGTGGAAGCAATCCGTTAAGTTATTTTAAATCAAATGCTGCACAAATGATTTTGAATCTTTCATCACCTAGAATAGCATACATTGTATCTTCTAGTACTGGATATTTATATGGAAGAACTATAAGCACAAGTGGTTCTATAACTAAAACAGGACTATCAAGCGGAAGTTCTTTTAATTTAGATCTTGCAAGTAATAATTTTGGCTCAAGTTATACATTGAATATAACAGATGGAAGAAAAACTGCAACTAATACAACAGCAATAACTGTTATTAGCTATGCTATTCCAACAATTGAATGTAATTTAGAAAGACCGGTTTCAACTGGTAGCACAGTAGATTATGATGTTAATTGGAAATATTCTGCTTGTTCGGGATTAACTAATCTTAAAACTCCGACAGCAACACTATATTGGAAATTACATACTGATTCTAGTTATCCTAGTGGTAATACAAAATCAATAGCAATAAGTGAAAGTACTACTGGTAGCATAAGTAACGCTGTATTAGGAACAAATTTTAATTATAAGCAAGCTTTAGATTTTAAAATAACAATTAAAGATAAATTAGGCTATACAGTAACAGTTCCTGGTTATTTATCTGCTGGTTTACCTGCATTTAATGTTTATAAAGATAATAATGGTAGTAATTTTATGTCTGTTAATGGCGTTTTAGTTTTAATGGCATCAGATGGAAGTTATATACCAATAGAAGTGGAGGTAGTTGATACATGGTAGAAAGAAACAAATTTAAAAAAGCAATGACAACCCAATGTAAAGTTGGGGGGGGGGACAACTATACAAATACTTTACAGAAAGGAGAGGTTATCTAAAACTTCTTCTTTCTCATATAACTCTCGAAAGGGGGTTATGTTAGTAGGTGGTTTAATTGAGTAAATCAATTAAGTTCAAAAATGGTGTTTATTTAGACTATCAGTCAGTTTATAAACCTTTTGATTATATACAAACAGGCAGTGATTTAGATACATATATCACAGCAGGGTATTATTTGGGGAACCAAACACAAAATATATCAAATGCACCTGATGGTGGAAGTACAATAGATGGTTTATTAGTAGTTGATAGAGTTAAAAGTGATTTATTATTTGCAACTCAAACCTTTTATGGTTCAAATGGTTATATTTATAGCAGAATATATTGGTTTGGTGCATATTGGACAGGTTGGTCAAAATTATAAACACTACACTAACTAGTAAGTATGAGTAAAGCAGTAAAATTAAAAAATGATACTTATTTAAGTTCAAAATCAGTGTATCAAAATCAAATCACATTTAGTGGTCAATGGTTTACATTTGTTAGGGCAAGTGGTGCAGGGTGGACTTGTTTAATACCTTTTTTAAATCCACTTGGTAAATCTCCTACAATTAATATAACTTCTGCAAGTTATTATGCTAGTGGGTGGCATACAATAACACCTACAAACATAAGAATAAGACACACACTAGAAACATTCACAATGATATGGGTTGATGAAAACCTATCAAATGCAACAGGTGATACATTATTGATAACAATGGTTGGAACATTAAGTATATAGAAGTTTTAGATCATATTAAAATATGAAAAAAAATGACAAATTGGAAAACTTTTTCTTGACATTTAACTCAATATATGTAGAGAGAGAGAGAGAGAGAGTTATTACAAGAAAGGGGGTTATGGCATAGTCATAACTTCCTTAAATACTTCCTTAATGAAAGGGGGTATTTGTTAGAGGGTGGTTTGAGTGGGTAAAACATTCAAACTAAAAAATAGTATTTATTTAGATGGTTCAAGTCTAAAAAGTGTATATAGTAGTCAATTTCTAGTAAATGATATAAACTATGTAGATTTAGGTGCTATTGCACCACAAACAGGAATATATGATAAAACAATTACTTTATCAGTTCCCACAGGGTACACACCTGTTGGAATAATTGGTTATCAAATAACAGGGCAATATAGTGCTAGTGTTCATGTTGCTAGATTCTTTATTAGTGGTAATACATTTACTTATTCAGTTTTTAATGGAGATAGTATACACACTACAGCTAGTTCCACTAGATTAAGATTAAATATACTATATGCAAAAAATTAATCTCTAACAACAAGTTATGAGTAAAAGTATAAAATTAAAGAATAATGTTTATTGGGACACAAGTAGTATAAACACATTAAGAGGTAATACTGCACAATTTGCAAAAACTGATACACAAAATATGAATAAAGAAACAAGTACAATAATACAATTTAATCATGTTGATTTTATAGATAATGGTTGTTTTGAACTTTTGAGTGATGGCAGAATAAAAGTCTTAAAAGATATATCAAGAGTTCAAGTAAATGCAAATATAAGAACTGATGATTGGGGTGGCATTATTTATATAGGTGTAGATGGTTATGGAGATTATTTTAACTGCCAAACTAATGAGGCAATGGCATGTGTAAGTGGTATTCTACCTGTCTATAAAAATGCAACAATATATATAAGAACTTATAGATTTCAAAATGGGTATGTGTTTGGTTATGACAGGGCATGGTGTGGTCTTAATATTTCAGTAGTAAATTAACATTATTCTTTTATTTATGCCTATTTATTATGGGTAAAACAATAAAATTGAAAAACAATATAAAAATAAGTGATAGCAGTATCAAATATGAAAGTGGTATGTTTACACCTAGCATAAAAGGAAGTACAGCAGATGGAACTGCAACTTATGATTTCAATTATGGGTATTATACTAAAATAGGTAATATTTGTTTTTATGATTTTAAAATGAGTATTACTTCTTTTAATGGTGCAGGTGGTTTATTGCAAATAAGTGGAATACCTTATAGTGATAATGCACTTGCTTATGCACAAAATAGTGGAAATGTTATGGTAAGTGGTGATATGTTTGGTGGAAATACAATAAGACAATTATGGTTTGGTGATGGAATGATTATATCAGATGGAAATAACTCATTAGGTGGACTTGCAATAATCAATACAACAAGCACTAATTATATTTATGGAACAGGAATGATATTTATAAATGAATAAATTATTAGCAATAATATTTACTATTATTGATCTGAAAGATTTTTATAAGAAAGGAGAATAAATAAAAAAAGTGGAAGAAACAAAACAAATTGCTGGACTAATATTTCAGTATGGTGGAACAGTCGTTATGGCTGTTCTTTTTGTTGTATATCTTTTTCTTGATAGAAAAGATAGAAAAGAAAAAGAACAAACTGAAAAAGAAGACAAAAAAGCTGAAAGAGAATCAACAACAGCTGTTTTAAAAGAATTATCCGCAAGCAATAGGAATATTGCAGAAAGTCTCAATTTATTAAAAACTAGTATGGATAACACAAATAATGAATTTAAACAACATGATGAAAGGTCAATTAAGAACTTTCAAAAAATACATGAAGATTTAATTATTTTAAAAGAAAGAAAATAGGAGGAAATTATGAAAGAATTAATAATTAATAATATGGAATCAATAATAATGTTAATAATAATGGGGATAACTTGGTTATTTGGTAAGATAACTAAAAATAATAAAAAAATATCTAATAAATTAATACCATTTCAAAGTATATTAATAGCAGTAATTGCAACTTTAATTTACTATTATGCAACAGATGATTGGTCAATGGTAATTGCAAGTGGTTCACCAATTGCTACATTATTATATGATCTAGTTCATACTTACAACAAAGATAAAAAAGAAAAAGAAGACAGTCTTGAATATGGTGATGAGGGGGAAATTGAAGATGAGCTATAAACCATTAACAAAAGATAATGTTAAAAACTTCAAGAATTTTAAATATAGTGAATTTAAATGCCATTGTGGTGGAAAATATTGTAATGGATACCCAGTGGCATTTTCTTATGAACTAGCAAATAATCTTCAAAAAATAAGAAATTATTTTGGAAAAGCAGTTCATATTACATCTCCAATAAGATGTGAAAGATGGAACAAAATACAAGGTGGTGTATCTAACTCTAAACATAAAAAGGGATGGGCAGTTGATTTTTATATAAAAGGTGTAAGTTATGATAAAATTGCAAGTTATGTAAAAAAATTGCCTTATTTTCATTATAGCTATAGAATAAAGAAAAATCAAAATGTTATTCATTATGATATAACTCCACCAGAATATAAAGAAGTGGAATATTATATTGTAAAAAAAGGAGATAACCTAACAAAGATAGCAAAGAGATATGGAACTACTGTTAAGCAATTAGTTGTTTGGAATAACATCAAAAATCCTAACTTAATTAGAGTTGGGCAAAAGTTAAGAGTAAAATAAAAGGAACTAGATCTAAATGGTCTAGTTCCTTTTTTTGTTGCAATAAAATTTAAATATAATGAATAAAAAATCAAAAATTGAATATATTAAAATTAGAACATAGCTAAAATAAAAAAATGTTGTAAATGATCATTAGTATGATATAATAAGATTGTAACAATAGGTTACAGGATAGAAAATAGAGGGAGAATATTGACAGTTTAAATTATTTGTGTTAATATAACAACTCAATAAAAAAAGAGCAACATCTAATTGCGATGTTAGGTGTTACTCAGTCCAAATAGGGTGAGAACACCATATCAATGTAGATTGGTGTTCTTTTTTTTGCTAATCCTCTGGATAAAAATGATTGAGTACAATTATTAGTATAATTATACCCAGAATGATTTCCATCATGTTCCTTTCTATACATTGGACATCACCTCCTTCCTATAATTTTAAAAAAATATTAGGACTGAGGTAGAACACCTAACAATTAGAATATTGCTCTACATAAATCATATAGATTTTGAGTGTAATTGTCAATGAAATCAATACAATTTTTAATATTTTTTATTATAGATTTAACTAAAATTTAATTATTTAAATTTAAGTTAATTTTTTATTGTGAAAAGTACCATAAAAGTACCATGAAATATATAAAAAATATGAAAAATAGTGGTACTTTTTGTATTTTATAATATAAAAAATCCCTTATTTTAAGGGATTTTATTGTTTTAAATGGTGACCCGTACGGGAATATAACTTTCTAAAAAATAGCGCCTATTTATGCGTTTCTCTTATAAAAGTACCATTAAAAGTACCATGAAATTATAAATATTTATCAGTTGTTTGAGCAATTTTCTTTCTTAATTTACTTTCAAGATGCCCGTACTTATCAACAGTAGTAGAGTAATTACAATGCCCGATTCTTTTACTTATATGATATAATTCCCAGCCCTCATTCATCATCAATGCAACATATGTATGTCTTAGATCATACATTCTAATTTTAGGGACTTCTGCAAGATTACAATATTTATAGAATAATTTTCTTAGAGCAACATCGCTAAAAGGCTTGTTTATACTATAATTGTAGAAAATAAGATCATTAATATTTATTTGTTGTTCTATTAAATATTCTTTATATTTTTTAAGTTCTGAAATTAATTTAGGAGATACATCTACAATTCTATCTGAACTATATGTTTTAGTCGAAGAGAGTAGATTGTTTGATTTTTCATCATAATTAATTGAATGTGAAATCCTAATTGTTGATTTTTCTTCATTTATAGAACTCCAGGTTAAAGCTCTTGTTTCACCAATTCTATCACCTAAATGTAATTCTAACAATACAAGAATTTTAATTCTATATGCTTTATCATTTTGTTGTTTATTTATGTAATTCATAAATTTAGTAAATTCATTTATGCTCCAATACTTCATTTCTACTTTTGGAACCTTAATACTTTTAATTCCTTTAACTGGATTAATTGTGATTATCTCTTTTTCTAAATCACACCAGGTTATAAATGCTTTCAGATGTTTTAATATTTCATTTTTCTGTTTATCTGTTGTAATTAGATTATCCATAAAATCAATAATGTCATTTTTTGTTAATTCAGACACTCTAAAAGTATCTAGTTCATGCAAGAAACAATTATAGAAGAGTTTCTTCTTTTTAATTGTATTATAAGCTAATTTTGAGACGTTTTTACAATAATTGACATATTCATCCCATAGGAATTTAAATGTATATGAATTGGCTGTTTTTTCTATTTTTTTAAGATTTAGATCTAATTTAGATTTATAATCTCTAGCTACCTTAATATCGTATATTTTTAAATTGTCTATTTTTGAAATTGTAGTTCCATTATGTCTAATAACATAATTATTATTTTTAATGTGTCTATATATATTATCATATCTAGTTTTTTCATATATTTTCTTCATAATTATTGCTCCTTTCTTTTTATTTTGATATAATAGGAGCATAGAAAAAGATATTCTTGACCGAGTATATTTTTCTAAGGAGTTCTATGCTCCGTTCCAGTGTTCGCAGCACTGGTTTTTTTATTTCTTTGTAATTATTGAAAGATTATCCGCCTTTCTTAATTCTTTGTTTTCTGTATATAAATATTTTTCTTTTACAAAATCTTCACCTATTAAAATAGGTAGGGGAATGTTTAATTTTTCAGATATTATATTTGCCATATCTAAACTCATCCCATTTTTTTTATTTTCCCATCTGCATATATTAGATACATTGATCCCTAATAATTGTGAAAACATATTTTGAGAGAGTTTTAACTGTTCTCGAAGATATTTTAAATTGCTATAAATATATAACACTTTACATCACCTAATATTATTTTATACATTTTTTTGCAAAATTGCAATATTTTTGTTGACTTTTGCAAAATTGCAATATATACTTGAATTAGAGTGGAGGTAAAAATGGAAAAGGATTTAAAAAAAATAGTTGGTAAAGAGCTGATGTTGTTAAGAAAAGATAAAGGTTTAACCATGATGGAATTGGCAGAAAAAGCTAAATTAGCAACATCTACCATTACCAGATATGAAAATGGAAAACATAATATGAATTTAGATGTTATTGAAAAGATACTTCATGTATGCGAAACAGAACCTTATATTTTTTTTAATAACTGTGTTGCAAAATTGCAATAAATACTCGGTCAAGAAAGGAATACTTTTATGCTTTATTACACTGCGAAAGATGTTTCTGATTTAACTGGTTTAGGTCAAACTGCTAGTTATGCAATTATTAAAGATCTAAATATAAAGTTAAAAAGAGAATATCCAGGAACATTAATAATAAAAGGAAAAATACCTAAATGGTATTTTGAGGAAAAAACAAAATGTATAAAGAAAGGAGAAGAAAATGAAAGATAAACTATTAAATATTTGTGCTTTTATAGTTGGAACCTTATTTGCTACTATGCTACCAATTATGATAATTTCATATTTCACTTATACTGAAAAAATAGTAATGCCTATTTTATTAGTGATATTGATAGTATGCAGCACACCAGTTCTATTCGAACACATTAAAAACAATTAAAAAAGAAAAACCGATAACACTGTTTTTCTCTACATATAATTATATCAAATGTGTAGAGAAAAATCAATCTTTTAGGAGGAAAAAATGGAAGAAAAATCAAGTTATATATTTGACTTTCCATTACTTGAAACAAGACATGATTCATTTGAAACTGTTGATACTAAAAAAAGATATTTTCAAATATTAGATATTTTAAAGAATAAAAAAATGACTGCTAAAGAAATAGCTGTTGAAATGAAGAAAAAAGGATATTCAAATACAGATGAAAGAAATCTAACTGCGCCAAGATTAAATGAATTAATGAATTTAGGTATTGTTGACTGTGTTGGAAAGATTAAATGTGAATATTCAGGGAAAATGGTTGGGGTTTATGAAATTATAGAAGGAGCCAATTATGATAAAATTCAAAAAAATTAAATATCTATTAAACAACAAGAAATTACTTGACGAATTAGAAGAATCGAAAGAAATAATAAAACAACAAAATGATCTAATAACTCAATTAAATCAAGATTTAAGAGATTATGAACAATTTCCTGAAAAAGATGATCTAATAGCTAGAAAAAAAGATTTAGAAAATTTAATAGATCATTATCACCAACAAAAAAAAGAATTTAGGGAAGAAATAAAACAATTAAAATCTAAAATAATTGAGTTGAAAGAAACAATTCAAAAATTAAAAAATAAAGATAATTAACTAATCGAAGATCAAACATCTCAATATCATCTGCTAATAGTTTGATTCATATAGCAAGTACAATCTCATAATTGTATTTGCCTCCTTTCTACTTATACGGGGAATAACTATTTATTTTGGAGATGTTTGGTAAATAGTTGTTCTTGTTTAATTGTGGGTTTTGGTTGAGAAAGATATAGGAGGAAAAATGGCTGAAAGAAGATGTTTTACAAAGAAAATTACTGAGAGTGATGCTTTTTTAGAAATGCCATTATCAACACAGTGTTTATATTTTCATTTAAATATGAGTGCTGATGATGATGGCTTTGTAAATAGTCCTAAGAAAATAGCTAGAATGATAGGAGCTAGTGATGATGATCTAAAATTATTAGTAGTAAAAGCTTTTATCCTGGTATTTGAAAGTGGAGTAATTGTTATAAAACATTGGAGAATGAATAATACATTAAGAAATGATAGATATCATCCAACAGATTACCAGGAAGAATATCATATGTTAGGATTAAAAAATAACAAATCTTATACTTGGCAACCAAATGGCAACCAGTTGGAACCAGAACATAACATAACTAAACATAACATAACTAATAAAGAGAAAGAAATATATAAAGAAAGAGAAAATAAACTAGGTATACCAAAAAAGAAATATGGTGAATTTCAAAATGTTTTATTATCAGATGAGGAATACCACAAATTAGAAAAATCTAATTTGCTCCCATACATAGAAAAATTATCTAGTTATATTGAATCGAAAGGAAAAAGATATAAAAGTCATTATGCAACCATACTGAATTGGTATAGAAAAGACAATCCAAATTCTAAACCTATTCCTGAATGGTTTAATAAAGAATTTGAAAGTTCAGGGGATGATGGAGAAATAGATGAAGAATTTAAAGACTTCATTGAAGAATTTAAGAATATTGGAGGAAAGAAATAATGATATTTAGAATTATAACAAAAAAAGATAAAGAAATAGAAAGATTAAATGAATTAGTTAATACACTAATCAAGAATGATAAAATTCTTAACAAAGAAAATGAAACATTAAAGAATGAAAATGAAATTAGATTAAAAGAAAATGAACATGCTGCAGAAGAAATTGAATATTTGACTAAGAAATTAGAAAGAATAGAAAAATTAAGAAGAAAAGTGGCTGGAAAAGTTGGAGGACTTGTAGCTGAAAATAATAGATTAAAAGAACAGGTAGATAAAGAAATAGGAAGTGTTAAAAACTTTCATGGAACAATTTGTGAATTAAGAGAATTAATGAAGAAAAGAGAAAAAGATTATTTATTTGTTATCAGATTATTATTTAATGAAATTAAATTTGAAAAACACACCAGAGATTATCTAAGACAAAAAATGAAAGAATTAAAAGAAAAATATCCACCAGAAGATGAAGGGAGTGTAATAATTCATGTTAGTAATAAGTCAAAATCATTTACGAATATACAATGTGAACGAAGTGATACTACGAATAGAGGGATCACAAACCAATCAGGAAATTAAAATAATTCCTTTAGATTCTAATATACCGCTAGCAACTTATTATTCTAAAGAAGAAGGTATAAGCGTATTTGATAAGTTTATTCAAGCAAGAAGAAATATTTATAAATTAGAACATGCTAAAGAATTATTAACTCCAGAAGAAATTGAAAGAATAATAAAAAATGATTATTTGTTTCAATTTCCAGAAGAAAAAACTCTTCCCAGAAGTATAGGAGGTAGCTAATGCCTAAATTTACAATTAAATTTAGGGGGACATTTGGAAATAATACTTTGACATTAGATGCAGAAAATAGAAGAGATGCAATGTTAAAGTTTAATAAAAAATTTAAATATAACAATTTCGAACTAAAAGAAATTATTCCAGAAGAAACAGAGGAGGATCATATGGAAGTAGATAAAGTTAATAAAAATAGTTTATCTTTAGAAGAATTTAAACAATTACAAGTAAAAAAAAATGAAGAATATGATAAAACACTAAAAATGTTAGATGAAACAAATGAAATATTATTTGAGCAATTAAAAAAGTTTAAAGATTTAGATTTAAGTGACAAAGAACAAGCAGGAATAGAAATTGCTAAAAATAATTCATTAGCTGGGACTGCTAAGACAATAGTTCAATCTGTTTCAATAAAAATGATAGTTGAAAAATCTAAAGGAATTATTTAATGCCTAGAGGTGGAGTGAAAAAGCCAATAGGATATGAAACTATCTGGAAAGATAGAGAAGGAAGAATAAGAATAAAAGTCAAAGTTGAAGATGGTAAAAGATTTGTAGATAAAAGAGTTGTTGAATATTTAAAAAATAATCCTAATGATGATCTAACTGGCTATGTGATTATACATTTAGATAATAATCCTTTTAACTTTGATAAAGATAATCTAGTTAAAGTTAAAAAAGAAGTTCATATGTTTATGTTGCATCATGATTTATACTTTGATGATCCTAAATTAACTAAATCTGGAATCTTAATAGCACAGATGATGTATGAGAATAAAAAAATAAAAGAATCATTTAAAAAGGAGGTATAAATGCCAAGAAGAATTAAATATTTTGGAGGTAAAGAGCAAACTCTACCTATCAAAGATAAAAAACTCTTAAAACGCGTATTAGACTATTTACAATTTGAAATGACTAGACATAAAACTAAGACTAGAAGATATCAAGCGTATAGAAACTATATGTTATTTCTAATAGGAATTAATACAGCATTTAGAGCTGAGGATTTATTGCAGCTTAGAGTTAAGGATGTAGAAAAAGGATATATGCATATAAAAGAAAATAAAACAGGTAAAATGCAAAACTTTCCTTTAAA